GTACCTGCAATGAGTACCGGTGTTACCGGTACAATCTGGGATAAGGATGATACTCCTTATCCTTGGTCTGCTTGGGACACTCCGGGAGTTTTAACTATCGCAACATTTGCAGCTAACGGAGTTTCTTCAACAGCTGACACTGGTAAGCAGGTTACGATCTTTGGCCTCGATGAAAACTATAATGAAATTACAGAAACAATATCTATTTCTGGTGCTAGTGGTACTGGTACAAAAACATTTGGTAGAGTTTATAGAGCTTTCTTAACAGATACCGTTTCTAATGTTACTGAAATTAGAGTATCACGTGGAGCTATTGAAGTTCTTAGAATTCAAATTGGCCTTTCTCAAACATTAATGGCAATTTATACTGTGCCTGCTGGATATAATGGCTACCTTTGTCAAGGAGTAGCTTCAATTGAATATGGTGGTGATGCTACAATTAATATGTTTGTTCGCTATCCCGGCGGGCCATTTAGAATTGGTCATAGCGGAGAAGTTGCTGGTACTGGAATGCCATATCACTATGAATTTACAGTACCAATTAAATTACCACCAAAGACAGATATTGATGTAAGAGCTGCAGTGCGATCAAATAATTCACGAGTAGCAGCAGCATTTGATATTATATTATTAGATATAGAAATAGATAAGGGTAGATGATGAACACGTTTAGCTCATTTGTAACCGAACAAAAAAATACTCATATGACTCATATCGAGGACAAGGTTCTCTACGGTGGTGTGAAAGGAACAAGAGAAGCGATCTTAGCTCTGCGTTCATTGCGTGATATGTTAGGAGGATCTGATGGAAATGTATCTGTTAAATGGGACGGTGCTCCTGCTGTGTTTGCTGGGACTGATCCTAGTGATGGAAGATTCTTCGTGGCGAAAAAGGGGATCTTTAACAAATCTCCCAAAGTATACAAGAGTGATGCTGATATTGATGCTGATACTTCTGGCGATCTTAATGCAAAGCTTAAGCTCGCTTTACAATATCTACCTGAGCTAGGAATTAAAGGAGTTATTCAAGGTGATTTTCTCTATGGCCCGGGCGATGTCAAAAAATCTAAGATCAAAGGTAAAGACTATATTACCTTTCACCCCAATACAATTGTATATGCAGTACCGGCTGGCACGGAGATGGCCAAGCAAGTATCGTCAGCAAAAATTGGAATCGTATGGCATACGAGCTACTCGGGAAAAACCTTCGAAACGATGAAAGCATCCTATAACTTTGATGCAAGCAAATTAAATAAATCTAAAAATGTGTGGTCACAAGATGCTAAGCTTCGCGACATGACACAATATACTATGTCAAAGAAAGAAACAGACGAAGTCAATGATCTTTTGAAAAAGGCTGGTTTTCTTTTCAACAGAATCGCTGGATCGACTCTTCGCCAACTTGAAAACAATCAAGAACTAGCGCAATTGATTGAAACACATGGTAATAGATATGTTAGAGCAGGTGCACTTCCACCAGATCCGAAGAAAAGAGTCGATGCTTTGATTCAATTTATTAATGATAAGTATGCAAAGGAAATGGCTAAAAGAACAACCGAAAAAGGTAAAACAGCTCAACAGAAGAAATTAGATGCTATCCTTACCTTTTTTAGTCAAAAAAATAAAGCATCTCTAGTACAAATGTTTGAATTACAAAAAGTTATCGTTTTAGCAAAATTAAAACTTATAAATACTTTAAATAAATTAAATAACGTGTCAACGTTCTTAAAAACAAAAAAAGGATATCGAGTAACAGGTCAAGAAGGCTATGTAGCAATCGATAAACTTGGTGGTGATGCAGTGAAAATTGTGGACCGTATGGAATTTTCATACGCAAACTTTTCACCTAATATTCTTAAGGGATGGGATAAACCAGGGAGAAACTAATGGCAAAACCTCTGTCATTTAAAGATTTTATGGTAGTTGATTAGCGTCCGGGTGAGGATGAACTTATTAATTACAGAGCAAAAAAGCGCCGCAATGGTGCTATGCATGAAGAACAAGAAGAAACTTCTGAAGAACTTTCCATTCAAGGTAGACGTAAGCTTGCACGGTCAATGAAACGACGTAAGACTCGTTTGAAGATGGCTCGTAAAAGAGCACAGAAAAGACTTGCAACAAAAGCAGTTCTATCTAAAAGAGCACGCCGTGGAGCAAGATCAACCTTTGCCGACAAATTAGCTGGTAAGGGTATGAAGAAGAGCGAAGTTTCGGTCGCAAAGAAGAAGCAGATTGAAAAGCGTCTGAAACAGGGTGGATGGCAACAGCGTATCAAAATTCTACAGCGTAGATTGATGCCGCAAAAGCGCCGTCAGGAAATTCAAAGGAAGCGTTAATGATCAATTCTTTTAAGAATTATCTAGTAGAAGAAGAAAGAACAGTTTATTTTACATTTGGTAGAATGAACCCTCCTACTATTGGCCACGAGAAATTGATGAATGCTTTGTCTTCAAAATCGGGCAAAAATCCTTATCGCATTTATATATCGCAATCACAGGATCTAAAGAAAAATCCTCTTCAATTTGTTGATAAAGTCAAAGCAGCTCGTAAGATGTTTCCTCGTCATGCTCGTCAGATTATGGCAGATAAGAAACTACGCAATGCTCTCGAAATTTCAAGTAAATTATACGATGAAGGCTTTAAAAGAATTGTCATGGTTGTTGGCTCTGATCGTGTCAATGAATTTGAAGCTTTATTAAAAAAGTATAATGGTCAAAAGGGTAGGCACGGATTCTATAATTTTGAAAGAATCAATGTTATGTCTGCCGGTGATCGTGATCCAGATGCTGAAGGTGCAGCTGGAATGTCAGCTTCGAAGATGAGAAAAGCTGCAAGTGATAATGACTTTACTGCATTTTCTCAAGGTCTTCCAAAGAATGTTTCCAACTCAGAAGCAAAAGATATTTTTAATAAAGTCCGTAAAGGAATGGGCTTAAAAGAAGAAAAAGAATTTAAAAACCATGTACAGCTTGAATCAGTATCTGAAATTCGTGAATCTTATATTGGTGGTGAATTATTCGATGAAGGCGATGAAGTCGTAATCAAAGAAAATGGTATTGTTGGTAAGATTAAAGTACTCGGTTCGAATTACGTAATTGTAGAATCAAAGGGTGAGACTTGGAGAAAATGGTTGACTGCAGTCGAGAAAGTCGATCCTTCGGTTGATTTGTCGTATGATATTGCACCGCACTCCCTTGATAAACTTACCGAAGCTAAAGATGAGCGTAAAAAAGAATCACCTCAAGATCCAGATATTAAAGACCGGCCGGGTACTCAACCGAAAGCATACTATTCGGGGTTGAAGTCAAAGTCGACCAAAAAAGCACGTGATAGACACTTCAAAAAATATTCAAAATATGATGATGACAATCCTGCTGCTTATAAGAAAGCACCGGGTGATGCGACTGCAAAAACAAAGCCGAGTAAACATACAAAGAAATTCAAGCAAATGTTCGGAGATGACTAATGGCTGATGATGGTGTACTCAATAAAGCGCAGCAAAAGATTCGTAATCAACGAATCAAAGCTGTCGCTATGAAAGTACGTAAAGATCGTGAAGCTATGGCTAAAAGAGATGCTAAAGAAATGGAACGGAAAAATAAAATGAAATTCAAAGAGCATGTTCAAATTGAAGAAGATGCTACTGCGGGTTTAAAGAAGAAAGCAGAAAAATCTGGCATGCCATTGAGTATTCTTCGGAAAGTATATAACCGTGGTGTAGCTGCATGGCGCACTGGCCACAGACCGGGAACAACTCCACAGCAGTGGGGTTTTGCTCGAGTCAATTCTTTTGTAACGAAGTCCTCAGGCACTTGGGGTAAAGCTGATAAAGACCTTGCAGCAAAAGTAAGAGGAAGCTAAATAGATGGTCGCAAGAAAGATGCAATCTAGTGGCGCTATCAGCTTCAATGATATACGAACTAGGTTGTTAGACAATGATTCTGCTGGAGGAATAAGTCTTTATGGTGCAGATTCCGACGGCGGACTTGCAAGACAAACGCTATTTGACAGCGCTGGGGGCTTTAATACTGCTATAAGCTTAGATGATTACTATGGCGCGTACCCCTTTCCTGATCATTGTTTAACTCTTGACTTACCAGCCAGTGTAAAAGATTCAGATGGTGTCTATGCCGGTACTGATCTCGCAGATAGAATCAACACTCCTTTAAATATTCAATGCGATAACACAGAAGGAGTCGGTTTTAACTTTGCTATCTATTTTTCAAATGTGTTACGGACCAACACCAATCATCCATCTTAC